CCAAAAGGGAACACAAAACCCTTTTAGGATCCCGGGGCTATTCGCCCTGATCTGGTAACTCAAGCTCAAGAGATTCTTGACGAGATTTCTTGTAGTTGTTTAACCAGGTTGTAAATTGTTTAACAATTTTCGCCTGTTTAATGATTATCATTTCATGACCCCTGAATTGGAAGGCGCTCTGAGGATTGAAAGAAAGGTCGATGTCTTTTCTCATAAATGAGTCAAGTGCATCTTCCCATTTCCATCATTCCTCTTCGCTGTACCTATCAAATGCTAACTGTAGTTCATTGGCGTTATTATACGCTACCTGAACCGCAGGAAGTAAGGTCAAGAGGTCCCTTTGTTGCGGGATATCCTGGTTAAAGGTCTCCATCAGATCATTGGTTTCTATGAAATCTTTGATTCTGTGGAAACAATCTCTAACCCCAGTTTCTATTAGTTGGTTCTTCATGAATGCTAACGTTTGATACCAGAATAATCTGGTAAAATCCGTAGCTCTCATGTGGTTGCAACCAAGAAGTTCGTTGTAATGCCGGGCTAAAACTTGTTCAAGTTTGTCGTCCGCTGTTACTAGCTCATCACCTGCCTTCGGAAGAAGGTAATAGTCATACCCTTTATTCCCATAGTATCGAGATTTCTCTTTACCGTGGAATAGAGAGTAGAATTCCTGGAGCATTGCAACAGTAATCATGGAAGAATTTGGGTTACTTCATCGTTTCTCTAATGAATCGACGATCTTCTGAGTAAGAAATGCATATTTCTCTCGAGTAAGAAAGGCCCTTAACGGGGCCCCGGTAACTTCAATTCCATTAATGATTCATCTCTTCGCAAATTCGTACGCATTTAAAGATGTGTGCGTCTTTGTCTCTGAGAATGACCCACCAACACTATGGATAAGGGCCTTGTAGTTTTCTACAACGTCCTTATTTGTTAACACTATGTCATCACCTAATAATGCATAATCTTTGAAGGGAACAGTTAAACCTGCTCTCATCGCTGATATCTGCACAATTATATGGTGACACAATGTGAACATCGCTCACGAGCTATATGCTCCCATTGGTTGTCCAGCTGCATATTTTATACAGCCTGACTGTCAAGGGACATAGAACTCATAACCGACCATAATGTTTACCCAATTCTGAGCGTATTCTTCGTCATTGACCAACTTAGCTAGGATTCTTTCTTGAAATTTAATCGAGAATGAATCGGTAGCTTTCGTAAGGTCTAACGAATAATACGGCCCAGTCTTAGGTAGGACAGATAGGAAGTGTCCCTGATTCGTGGTACAATCTGACTTGAACATCTTCAAGTTGTCTAACAAGACATCGTGAAGCGGTTTAAGGACAGTTTGCGATCAATAATCAAGGATACCGACTATACGACATTTAGCTTCAGGATCATGGATAAGAGATAACTTTCTTATTAGACCTCTCGGTCTGATAAGTTTAGGAAATTTCTTAGTTCAAGATTCTAAGTCAAATATCTTCTTTAATTGCATCATGTATTGACCTACCTTTTCTCCTCCTAAGTAATGGATACTATCCAATAAACTTTCGGGCAGAATCGATAAATCGTACATTGATGACATTAAAGCCTGTCCGTTGGGCCCTGCTTTTGTGCTCAAGTGGGCTGTTTCCCATAAAGGTCGTTG